ATGGTAGAAGATATTAATAATTTAGAATCTTCTATTTGGTTTACCTCAACACAACAAATTCCTTTAGAAGCTGCTAGTTCAATTTATAATTCATATTCTTCCCAACCTGAAGCTCCTAACCAATACGCAGAATCACAGGTTATATTAAATTCTAGTAGAATTGTAATTAATAGTAGTGAAGATCATATTTTATTAACGTCAAATAAATCGGTTAATTTAAACGCTGTGGATGGTGTTAATGTTGATGCCCCCACCACCACAATACAATCAAACACCGTTTTACTTGGAGGTAAAGAAGCAACTGAACCCGTGTTAAAAGGTGACACTACTATTGATATTTTATCTCAATTAGTAGATGAACTAACCAAACTTACAATTACCCTTCAATCAGTCACACCAACAGGAGGACCGTTAGTTGCTCCTGCTGCTACACAATTGGTTCCTGTTTTACAAGGTATTAAAACAAGATTAGAAACAACTACTAAATCAACATATAGTAAAACATTGTAATGGCTGGGATTGATTTAAATATTATTCAAAATGCTTTACCTAATGATCTAAAATCAAAAGGAGCTCAAAAGTTAGGAGAATTAGTTCTTTCTAAAGGAGTTGCTTTACAAAGCCAAGTCACCCCAACATTAGAGGATATCAAAAATAATCTAACCAGTGGGTGTCCCCCTCAACCAGTATTACTTTCATTTATTGAACGGAGAAATAATATAGTCAATACCTTAAATAATTTAGGAACATTTATTGATAAAATTACTATTGCTCTTACGGGAATTGCTGGTATTGTAAATTTAGTATTAATAGCAAAAGCTACTCTAAGAAATACAAAAACAGGATTAAATATTGCTAAAATAGTTCTTAATCAAGTAGCTAAAGTGGCAGGGTTAGCAGTTGTATTAGCCCCTATTAGATCTATAATCACAGATTTAAGTAATGCTGAATCTAGTATTAATGATACAGTAGATAAAATAACTTTTGATGATTTAGGAGAATCTAAACTAAAACCTTTACAGGATGGTGTCAATTCTGCTATTGTTTACTTAGCATTAGCATCAGGAATAGTTAAAACTATTGTTACTCTTTTAGAAACTATTGATGCTCCCCTTAAAAAATGTATTCAAGAAGCAAATATTCAACAAACATTAACTGAGGTGTCTTCTGAGATAATAGCGTTAACACAAATTGAATCAACTGCCCAACAAACATTAAATAATACAACATATCAAGGGTTTGTTCTTGAAATTGAAGAAGTAGATTTTAGTCCTACGGTAAAACAAAGAAGAGCAGTAGCCAAAAACTCACAGGGTATAGTAATGGCACAAACTCCTTTATCATTTACTTCAAACCCTCAAACATTAATTAATGAACTTAAACTAATAATTAGCAGAAATAATTTAAAAGCTATTTAATTTTAATATTTATAACGTGATGAAAACTACAGAATTCAAAAAAATAGTAAAAGAAGCTGTAAAAGAAGCTATTCAAGAGGAATTAAAAGATATCCTTTTGGAAGCAGTTCGTTCTCCTAAAACTGTTGTGAACGAATCTGTAAGAGATACTTATGCTCAACCTAACATTTCTAAACCAAAACAATTATCAGCCGAAGAACGCAGAAATATGTTCTCAGGTATGTTAGGTGAAATGCAACAAGGAGGTATGGCTAACACAGCATACGCTGGGACATTTAATCCTGCGGGAACCTTACCTGGTGGGGATCTACCTGGTGGACAAGTAGGATTAGACCAGATAATGAACTTAATGAATAAATAATGGCTATTATAGTTAATAACAGATTCCCTATTGATACACAGGCAGCTAAAGCGGTAGGCGTAAACCTTCCTTTTAGTAACCCTCAGGTATTTGTTTCTAACTATTTAACCCGAGATGCTGTTAAAAATAATTTAACTAATTTCTTTTCCACTAATCAAGGAGAAAGAGTATTTAACCCTTTTTTTGGTAGTAGCATAAGAAAAGTATTATTTGAAAATATGGATTTTGTAACAGATGAGTTAATTCAAACTGTTATAACTGATGAAATAAATAGATTTTTTAATTTTGTAAGTTTAAAAGGAGTAACAGTAGTTAAATCCGAAGATACTAACACTTTAACCATAGGAATTACATACAGTGTAGTTAACTTTGGTATAGATGATACTATTAATATTGTAATATAAAATGGCTGTTAAAAGAGACATAAAATATTTAAATAGAGATTTTACTTCATTAAGAGATAATCTTATTGAGTATAGTAAAACCTATTTCCCTAACACATACAACGACTTTAGCCCATCATCACCTGGTATGATGTTTATGGAAATGGCTGCTTACGTTGGGGACGTAATGTCCTTTTACTTAGACAACCAGGTACAAGAAACATTTATTCAGTATGCTCGTCAAACTGAAAATTTATATGATTTAGCTTATCTTTTAGGATATAAACCAAAAACTACTTCAGTAGCTACCGTAGATTTAAATTTTTATCAACAAGTACCAGCAGTAAGTGATGGTGCTGGGGGTGTAATTCCTGATTATAGTTATGCTCTTTTAATACCTGAAAATACAACTGTTGGCTCTTCTACTGATAGCACGGTTAATTTTCTTGTCCAAGACAAAATAGACTTTTCATACAGTAGTTCTTCAGACCCTACAACTGTAACAGTTTACCAAACAGTAGCTAATGCTCCTACTTACTACTTATTAAAAAAGACCAGAAAAGCAATATCTGCTAATATTAAAACAACTACCTTTACCTTTAATTCACCTGAATCTTTTGGGTTTAGAGATATCACTGATTCTAACATTATTGGTATTTTAGATATATTTGATGCTGAAGGGAATGAATGGTACGAAGTATCTCACTTAGCTCAAGATTCAATTTATGATTCTATAACTAACACTACCCAAAATGATCCTAATTTCTCAGGAAACGCAGACACACCTAACTTGTTAAAAATTAAACAAGTACAAAATAGATTTGCTACTCGTTTCTTAAATTCTGGATCGTTAAGAGTAATGTTTGGATCAGGTAATCCAAATGATACCACCGAAGAAATTATTCCTAATCCGGATAATGTAGGTTTAGGTTTACCTTTTGAAAAAGATAAATTAACAACCGCTTATGCTCCGACAAACTTTGTATTTACTAATACTTATGGTGTTTCTCCCACAAGTAATTTAACTGTAAGATACTTAGTAGGAGGTGGGGTTTCTGCTAACGTTGCTGGGTATAGTTTAACTAATCTTACTACAACAGCTATTACTTTTGTTAATTCAACTATAGCTGATTCTTCAATGGCAAATACAGTATTTGCTTCCTTAGAGACCAATAATTTACTAGCAGCAACCGGAGGAGGATCAGGAGATACTGTAGAAGAAATTAGACAAAACTCACTAGGTAACTACCAAAACCAATTAAGAGCAATCACCGCAGACGATTATAATATTAGAGCATTAAGTATGCCTTCTCAATATGGTAATTTAGCTAAGATATATACTGTAAAAGAAAAATCAGTAAATATGACTCCTGGTGAAGAAAAAAGTACAATAGCTATGTATACCCTTAGCTTTAACGCTGATGGAACCCTAAGAACAGCTTCAGATGCATTAAAACAAAATCTAATTACTTATCTATCCCAATACAGATCAATTGGTGATTCAATTAAAGTAAAAGATGCATTTATCATCAATATAGGTATTAATTTTGATATTATAGTATTACCTGAATATAATGGTGATGAAGTTTTAACTGAATGTATTTCATATTTAATTAACGCTTTTAATATTAACAATTGGCAAGTTAATCAACCTATTATTTTGAAAAATTTATATGTTGAGTTAGATAAAATTGAAGGAGTTCAAACAGTAAAAAATATTGAAATTATTAACAATACTGGAGCAGGGTATAGTAATTATTCATATGATGTTGTTGGGGCTACTTATAATAATGTAGTATATCCTTCAATTGATCCTATGATTTTTGAAGTAAAATACCCACAAACAGATATTCAAGGAAGAATAGTATCCTATTAATAGATAGAAGATGGCCGTATATAAAATATTCCCAAGTCAAGACGCAACACTCTACTCAGCGTATATTAACCAAAACACTGGGTTGGATGAAATTTTGGAAGCTACTACTAATTTTATTACTGGTAGTACTCGTATTGATGGGGCTGCCCCACAAACAAGCCGCTTCTTAATCAAATTCTCAGACACAGATATTGCTTATGTAACTTCAAGTCTAGCAACAGGAGACTTTCAAGCTAACTTAAAATTATTTATCGCTAATTCTAGTGGCCTTAAAGCAGACACAGTAGTATTAGCAAATGCTGTTGCTGAAGATTGGGAAATGGGAACTGGAAGATATTTAGATTCTCCCGAAACTCAAAATGGTGTATCTTGGCTTTGGACCGACTACTCAGGAAGTAGTAAATGGACCACCTCATCATTCACCTCAGGAACTACTGGTTCCTATTCAGGTTCAAATGTAGGTGGTGGAGTTTGGTGGACAGGAAGTGAAGTTTCTCAAACTTTCGGATATTACAGTGATTTAGACCTAAATTTCAATGTAACTGAAATTGTTAAAAACTGGACCGGAAGTTCTAGTGTTTGGTCAAATTACGGATTTATTGTTAGACAAACACAATCTCAAGAATTTATTGATAATATTAACCAACAAGTTAATTTACAATATTACTCAAGAGATACTCACACTATTTATCCTCCTACCCTAGAATTCAAATGGGATGATTTCTCTTATAATACCGGAAGTTTAACAGTACTTAATACACTCCCTGCAACCCTAACATTAGCAGAAAATCCAGGTACTTTCTTTAGTGAAAGTATTAA